ATATAGGTTTGTTACAGCGCGCACTTGAGGGGATTGAATGATGGATAAGTTAGAAAAAGCAGTGTTAGCCCTATTCCTACTATTATCTGCTGCTTGCTTGATAGCCCTGGTGGTGGGGTGGTGAGTATGTCGATGGCCAGAAACAAAAACCCCGCAATTAAGCGGGGAGTCTGCGGGGAGGATAAGGCCCCTGTTGACCATGAAGGTCTGAAAGGTTATCTTCTAGTTGCGAGACCAGAAAAGAACGAGGAAAGCTTACCATACTGCCCTAGAGTGTCAACTACTGACAACCAGCGGCACAATGTGACAATTTACGTCACCTCCTTCTTTTGGTTCTTTCTTGCTCGCCGCAGCTTTTATGCAGTGGTGTTTCTCTGCGGATCAATTAAACACTACCCAAAGCCAGATAGGACCTACCCCCGTCCGTTAAGCTGGTCACACATTGGCACCTTGCAGTGAGAGCGCTATGCTCTGAAGGCACCTACCACATAAGGCTTTGGTTATACTACCAAGCAGTGGGAAGGGGGGTAGTTGTACCTAGAATCAATGAATTTAGTTGTTGATTAACAAGAGGGTTGAATAATGAGAACGGTTAGCTGGTTTAGTTGTGGGGCGGCATCAGCAGTGGCTACTAAGCTAAGTATAGCCAAAGGCCCTGTAACGATTGCCTACTGTGAGGTCAAAGAGGAAAGCGAGGATAACCCAAGGTTCCTAGCTGACTGTGAGAAGTGGTTCGGTCAAGAAATACTGATTTTAGGGAATGATAAATATCACAGGTCTATCTATGAGGTATTCAATAAATCAAGGTATCTTGTCGGTCCTGGGGGAGCAAAGTGTACAGGAGTTTTAAAAAAAGAGGTTCGTGAGACTTTCCAGAAACCCGATGATGTTCACGTCATGGGTTATACCGTGGAAGAGCAGGACCGATACGACAGATTCATTGACGCTAACAATATACATACATCAGCGCCGTTAATTGATGCAGGGCTAACAAAATCAGACTGTCTGGCGATGGTGGAAAATGCAGGGATTGAATTGCCTGAAATGTATCGGCTAGGGTATAAAAACAACAATTGTCGGGGGTGCGTTAAGGCTGTATCCCCTAGCTATTGGCGCAAGATAGAGAAGGATTTTCCTGATTACTTTTTAAAGATGAGCGAAACAGAGCAAGCACTGGGGCGTAGCGTCTGCCAAATATCAATGCCTGTGGTTAAAAAGCGATACCCTGAAAAATATAAAGAGCTTGGCAGCCCTGATTTATACAATGAAAAGGGGAGCGCAAACCGTTGGAGGTTACAGCTACATGAATTACCGGAGGATATTAAGCCGATGGATGATGCTCCAGATATCCAGTGCGGAATCTTTTGCCACATGGCAGAGCAAGACTACAATTAAGGATAGAAAATGCTAAAAATAGTTGATTCAGTAGTACCGGATAACCTCAACACCGAATATCTAGCAGAATGGATAGCTTACAGGGAAGAGGACTTATCAAAGCCAATGACCCCCAGGGCAATCAAGATGCTCACTAAGAAGCTTTTACAGTGGTCGATACCAGAGCAAGAGAGAATGATCTGTAATGCCATAGAGATGAACTGGAAGGGCGTGTACTGGGTAGACCCACCTAAGCAGCAATCAAGTAGGCAAAAAACCATTGAAGAGGATTTGGAGGACCGATCATGGAGCAATTAGAGAAGGTTGATGTAGGTTATGGGGTTGAATATAAAGTGTCTAGCTTAGGCCGTGTTTGGTCACATAAAGGAAAGCTGTTGAAGGGGGGTGTTAAGTCTGGCTACCGGTATGTTGCCGCGCCGCTCTACCATATCCACCATAAAAGGATTGCCGTACACAGGCTTGTGGCTGAAGCGTTTATTGAAAACCAAGAAAACAAACCACAGGTTAACCATATTGATGGATGTAAAGCTAACAATTCAAGTGATAATCTTGAATGGGTAACTGCTGCTGAGAATTCACGACATGCCTCAGATAATGGACTGCTCAAGAGGGGTATTCCTGTTATGGGTAAGAGTATCAAAACTGGCGCTAAAATATTCTACCCATCTGCTGGGAACGCTAGAAAGGACGGGTTTGATCATTCAACAATATTAAAATGTTGTCGGGGGATTAGACCCTACCACAAGGGCTATAAATGGGGATGGGCTGGATTATGAGAAACAACGACCATGAATTATCAGCACAAGACAGAGTGCTAATCGAAGTCAAGAAGGCTGTAATGACCAAAAGACAGATTGCCGACTTGATACCAGACTTGGCATTTAGTACCGTGAGTTCTGGATTACATAGGCTCATCACGCAAGGTCTAGCTCACTCAGTGCCGACAGGTGAGAATAAGCGGGGAGGGGCAATGCCGATGTTTTACCATCCAGGGCCAGCACCAGCGGCAAAGATTGAAATAGTCCCCACGCTGTTAAACAGTCATTGGGGCAGGCTACCCAGCAACCACTCAATGGCGATGGCGTCGATATGAGAGCCACAGGACAGCAGTACAGGCTCAACAGCGATACAAGCGTTAGTTACTTCAATGACGAGGTAGCGACCCGTAGAGCGGCAGGCAAGCCTCCCACGGTGCAGTTTCTGCGCGAGGATAGAAGCTTAGACCAGAACGCCATGATTAATGCTCTGTACGGCCAGATAGCAGCCCAGAAGGAAGACGAGAGCGTGGTTGATATCCGTAGGCACTGTAAAGCCTATTTCGGTATTCCTATTTTGCTGGCCTATGACGAAGCCTTTAGCGCCATGTACACCAAAAGCATCATGCAGCACCTAACGACCGAGGAAAAACTATTGGCTATGGATATCTTGCCGGTCACAAGCCGGATGAAGAAACCACAGGCTACGGAATATATCGAGACAGTGATTAGAGAGTTCAGTAAGCAGGGATTGTCCCTAGTGAATCCCAATGAAATTGAAAGTTATGAGGAGAATACGAAATGAATCACGCAGAATTACTTTTAGTGGCTGAAAGAAGAGATCGGCAGGCTACCCCGGCAATCAAAGAGAGTCTTGATGCGGGAGATATAGACACATCGGTAATTTACACGACACCGAACGCGCTGGCGAAAGAGTTAGGCGTATCGAACAGCGCCATAAACAATTTGATTGGGGAGGGAAAGGTTAAGGCTTTTAAGTTTGGCGCGCGCGTTTTCATCCACCCTGACCAAGCGGAGCTTATAGGACGGCTAGCGAAAAGCGGATTAATTTTTAGACCTGAGTCAACAAAGAGTGTCTGAAATCACCGAAGCCCAGCTAATGGAATTACTACTGGAGTTCAGAGATGCCCATGTATCTATGGCTGACTCACTGGAATCGATTGAAAAGGTTATGCATGTCATAGCTGAGAGATTGGAGGCGGGAGAGAAATGATTGTGTTAACTAAAAGCGAAATCGATCTAGGCAGGGAAACCACTACAGCGGAGTTTATAGCTATCTACGGCCCATTACGCGGCGAAGAGATACTAGTGGCAGCGATCAACAACAAAGAGCATGAGGCGTTTCTGGATGCCATATTGGGTATAGAGCTTGATTCGCTCACCACTTAACCGAGCGCGTAAAGCAAAGGACTGCGCTATCTGCGGCGAGACCTTCACTCCTACCATGCGTAATGCCGCCGCGTGTAGCCCTACGTGTGGGCTTTCACTCCACTATAAGAAAGAGGCTAAGAAAGCTGAGAAGGCGTTCAATGCTGAAACCCGAAGGCGCAAGGATGAAAGTAGGCCTGTTAGCTGGCATGACAAAAAAGCTCAGGATTCAGTAAACCGATACATCCTGCTACGCGACTATGGGAGGCCCTGCATTAGCTGCAACAAACCCCACAGGCCAACAGACTCATACAAGCACTACGTTGACGCAGGCCACTTCAAGCGCCGGGGAGGGTTATACAGGAACCTCCGCTTCAATATTTTGAACATACACGGTCAGTGCGTCGAGTGTAACCGTGATATGTCAGGTAACGAGCTGGAGTATCGAAAGGGTCTGATTGAGCGTTACGGCCTAGAGCTTGTCGATAGCCTTGAATGCAATTCGGTCATGCACAAAATGGATGTGGCCTACCTTCAGCGCGTTAGAAAGATATTTGACCGCAGAGCGAAGTACTACCGACAACGGAGAGAGCAATGAGTGCAAAAGATACCCAAGTGGGAGGCGAACACTATCAACTCGCTATCCAGCCTATTGAATACATCCTGGCTAACGATATCGGATTCTGCGAGGGAAATGTCATCAAGTACATGACTCGCTGGAAGGAAAAGGGCGGTGTTGAGGATTTACGCAAGGCGAAGCATTACATAGAGCTGCTAATCGAGAGCCAGGTAATTGAGTGACGACGATGAGCCTATGGATGAGTCTGAAGATGTTAAGGATTACGACTGGTGATTGATGCCGAGGCACTGCAACTGCCAATCAAAGAGCTTAAGCAGCTATCGGAATATCTAGCTGATCATGAAGAGGATATAGCGTGGGGATTCAACGACTTTGAAGAGCTTAGAGACATATTCCATCTTATCTACGGGCGCAGTCCCAGGAAGGATCGCAATGATATGCCCGAGATGCAGTAAAGCACTAAAGCCTTTTGACGAAGCCGGTGATAGGGGTTGGAATTGCCCGTCATGTCATCACTATGACGCTGAGACAAACCCCAAGGAGGCAGAGCAAATACAGATCGACATAGCAAAGGCTAAATTCCTGAAGGATGGCGGCAAGATTGAAGTGGTAGACTACACGCAGAACCGATCGTTCAAAGACCCGATAAAGCGCACACGCAAAGACCAGATTAATACACTGAGGAATAGAGACTTAAACGGTTGACCCCAAAACCCAAAAAGCCCACTCGTGCATGAGCAGGCTTCTTTGAAATATCCGACCGAAAGCAATCGAGGCAGATGCCATGAATTATACACCACAACTTTCATAAAATATATTTAAATACCCATAACCCTATCGACTGATAGTTTATGTACCAACTGGGCAAGCTGAGGAAACAGGGCAAACACAGTAACGGCGGGGCGGAGAAAAGTGGAGAAAGTTTCTCCATTACAGACTTTAGGATAAACCCTAGACACAACCCTTTAATTTGTGCATAGACTGAAGTCCGGCCTTGTCGTGAGACACGCTAAATGTTCCAAATGTGTTTACATCCTCTTGCGTCCTCCGGGGCGCGTTTTTTTGTCCAAGGCCACTAGATGGCTGGCGGCAGACCTACGAAAATGACGGAACTAACAGTCAAGAAACTTGAGGATGCTTTCATGCTCGGGTGTACTGACGTTGAGGCATGTTTCGCCGCAGACATCTCCAAGCAAACCCTCTACACCTACCAGGACAACAATCCAGAGTTTATAGACCGGAAAGAGCGGTTGAAGTCTAACCCTGTATTCAAGGCCCGCAGCGTTATCCTAAGCGCACTTGATGACAAGGATATCAACACAGCGCATAAGATCATTGATCGCAAGGAAGGCAGCAAGCTAGCGGTCACAGGCGATGTAACCGTCAAGCACAGTTGGTCCGTCACCGGAGTTACCAGTGAGTAGCGCAGCCGTAGACCTACAAGCGACTGAGAAGCTGACATGGCTACTGTCTAAGCCCAAGCGGGTCAAGATCGCAGTCGGTGGCCGAGGCAGTCAGAAGTCCACAGCCGTGGGCGATTTCATGTTGATGTTTGCGGATTGCGGCGATCGTATCTGTTGCACCAGAGAATTCCAGAACAGCATTGATGACTCAGTACACGAAAGCCTACGCCAAGAGATCGAGCGGCTGGGGGCATCAGCCAACTTCACAGTGATGGCGAATGAGATCAAAGCCCACAGCGGCGGAGAGATTTTCTACAAAGGATTGGCGCGCAACATCACCAGCCTGAAGTCTATCCACGGGGTTAATAAGCTCTGGATTGAAGAGGGGGAATCAGTCAGTGAAAAGTCGCTCAGGGTATTAACTCCCTCTATTCGTAAATCAGCAGCCGATAACGTCATTGATATTGACGGGGAGAAGCCTCCCGAAATCTGGATAACTATGAACCGTGGGAGTTCCAAGGACGCGATCAGCAAGAAGTATCTCAAGCGCGCGGAGGCATCACTGGCCAAGACCGGATTCTATGAAGATGACCTGATGATGGTGGTCGAGGTGAATTGGATGGACAACCCTTGGTTCCCTCCGGAGCTAGAGCAGGAGAGATTAGACGATCTCGCTAACCTACCCAGGGCAGAATATGACCATATTTGGGAAGGCAAATACTCCGATACCGTGGACAACGCCATCATTGAGCCCGAATGGTTCGATGCCTGTATTGATGCTCACATTAAGCTGGGGTTCGATGCCGTTGGACAAGAACGCGTGGCCTATGATCCTGCCGACTGTGGAGATCACAAGGCAGTAGCGTACTCCCACGGCGTTGTAATCAAAGATGTTCAGTCTACCGATGCAGGAAGAATAGACACGGCCACCGATTGGGCCACGTCATTCGCTATCGACAAGAAGCCTGATACTTTTACATGGGACGCTGACGGTGTTGGCTTAGGGCTCAAACGTCAGATCACGGACGCCTTCAAGGGCAAAAAGGTAGTGGTTGAGTCATTCCGGGGCTCTGAAGGTGCCGACAATCCCAAGCAAATATACGACCCGATCAACAGTGAAGTTAAGAAGCCCAAGACGAACAAGGACGCATTCCTCAATAAGCGTGCTCAATACTACTGGATGCTCAGGGACCGCATGTTACGCACGTACCTGGCGGTAGAGAAGGAAAAGAAAGCGATCAACCCCGACGACCTAATTAGCTTCTCTTCAAGCATTGAGCAGCTTCAGGCATTGCGCTCGGAGTTATGCAGAATCCCCCGTAAATACAACGGTTCAGGCCGCATTCAGCTCATGTCCAAGCCTGAGATGGAAAAGCTTGGCATTGACTCCCCAAACATGGGTGACGCTGTAATGATGTTGATGCGCCCGATTGAAGTTAACGACGAAGTAGAGACAATCAATTTCGCTGGATGGAACAAATGAAAGACAAAACAGACAGTGATGATCTCCCCAACCACGAAAATCATGCGTGGGTACTTGAGCATTTAAAGAAAGCCCAGGACGCAGACCACGACAACCGCGAGCAAGTGCGCGAGGCTAAGTTGTTTACCACTAAACGCGATGGGCAGTGGGAGTCTTATTGGTGGAATGCCAATGACGGCAGGCCCCGTTTTTCGTTTGACATGACCAATCCCATTATCGACCAGATCGCGGGTTATATGGAGCGCTCAGACTTTGATATCAAGATTTCACCGGCTGGCAATGATGCAACGAAAGATATCGCGGAAACCTATGACGGTTTAGTTCGCAACATTGAGAAGATGAGCAACGCGGTCCAGGTATTCAACAGCGCCGGGCGTAGCATGGTTGTCGGTGGCTTGGCAGGCTGGCGAGTTGTCCAGGAATACGTTG